ATGACAAAAAAAGAACTGGAAATCAGATGTGAAATAATGCAAGAAAGACTCAATAAAATCAATAAAATATGTGAGGGATATACAGACATAAGCAAAGCACCTGAAACCATAGGCGCGATAATAGCACTATGTGACCCTAATTTTTTAGAGCAATGTATCAGCTGGAGATTGTAATATTGACAAACAGAAAGGGAAAAACCTATAATATCCCCAAGAAAGGGGTGCAGGTTATGGATGAAGAAATGACAGCTATTGAAATGCAGAGATTTTTAAATCAGCAATACGCAGAGGGAAAAACAGAACTAGAAGCATACAGAAATCTGATGGCAATACTGGGTCTGAGTTACCCACAAAAAAGCGAAAAGGAAAAATAAGAAGAGGGGCGCAAGCCCCTCTAAACTTTTACACCATAATTCTTACGGAACCAATCCACAGAATCATCAAGTGGCAACCATCTATTTTTCAAAAAGTCATCATATCCCTTATAATCAAACTGCGATCCGTCCCGGAACTCTTTGATCAGATTAAACCGCCTACAAAAAGCATTCCAGGTACTGGCATCCTCTGATTGCACTGTTCTGTAAAGCTGGTCGAAAGAAATGTTACTTGTAAAATATATATGCGTGAAACAAGCTTGCTTATTATTATATCTACACGGCAGTTCTAAGGGGTAAATATCCAGCCACTTAAGCAATATATTAATATCAAAATCGCAAGCACGAAAATCATCAAATAATATAACATCCTGCCCCTTATATCCATCCCAGGGGTTCCGGTTATCAGTCACGCGATAAACTTTATCGTATCCGCCATATAACTTATATACACCTGACGTCTTACCACTTCCAGGATCACCGAACCAGTATTCCACATGCATTTCACGAACTATATTCTTAAATTGTTCATACCGGAGTATTTCCCGGCACCGTTCGACCTTTTCCAGCTGCATCATATAGTTCGGATTATCTTCCAGGATCTCATAATTACTCTTTCCGTCCTTGATCATATCATACAAGGCAACAAGATCGTTCCGTTGTCCCTGGTGTTCATCCGGAACAATTCCAGATTCTTCAAAAGTATTTTTAAGATTTGTCTCTTCTTTCGTAGTACCTTTATATTTTCCCTCTTTACGGATATAGTCACGAGCTTGTTGCAATGTACCCCGCAACATATCTAATTGAGACCCAGGAGGAAATAACTTTTGTAAAGTACTAAACCTAAAAGGGGAAGTACGATGTATAACTATATGCGTATGTAAAGTATGTTTTTCGTTGCCAATTTCATCACACATAGCCCAGTAATCAAGACCACGTATAGAAATTAGAACCTCTTTTATTTTATCATGTGAAAACCCCTTATCCAGAGGATTATTAATTGTAATCATCCACTTACGACAAGTAGTATCTTTTTTGCTCTCCATGTGCTTCTCCATATTGATACAAAAGTTATGTTGATACAAGTGTTTGATACACACTATTGTATCAGCGAAAGCCTAGTAAATAAAAGGGTTACAGCCATTCTGATACACGATACAAAAGTTGCCTAGGGGTAATACTAACCCTAGGCAACGCCCTTGACGGCAGGAACCCGGCACCGCGGGACCTTTGCGCCCAAGGACGCGCCCCGCTTCGCTTGTGGGCGCTGTCCCTGGTCACAAGGCTAACCGGGTGCCCCCTACCGTAAAGGGTGAAGTGCACGTTGCAAGCTACAAACGGTTGCACAACTCATTCTGTATTTCATCGATTTCCTCATCAACGTGTTTTAAATGATCAGACAAACAAGAGAGATTGCTTGCATTGACTTCCTCGATCGAATTAAAACGATCCACCGAAACACGTAACAAAGAAATATCTTCATACACGTCCTCCAGGTCCTGTTCCCTTTCACGGACACGGCATAACATATAAGTCACAACAATCACAGTAGCGCAGATAACCAAAACAATAGCAAGAGCCATATCAGACACCGCCTTTCTTCCTGGGACACCAACGAGGAGTATATTTACAAGGAACAATACTATCATTCCACCCGGTATAACCAATAAAACCAGGCATAGACCGGATATCACGATCTGAAAAATACTGCATGATAAACTCCTGATCAGGATGTTCACAAAAACAACTTTTCCGATTACCATACCGGGAATGATAAAATTTACAATAATCACATTCAGAGCATTTTATTTTATCAGCCATAATACACCTACTTTCTTGATTTTTTACTATTGCGTTTCTTCCGCCTATTAAACAGAAAAATTCCGTATTCTTTTGGAGAACTGGAAGGTTTTACAAAACGCATATAATCCCGATAAGATAAAAGAGAATATATAAATTCATCCATAAAATACCTACTTTCTCAGCTTTTTGCTGGCACGCTTCAATTTACGTGACGGATTAACAATACCTTCAATATTCACCGGGTTATTCCGCTGCAGATCAAGAATCTGTTCTTCAGTTAACATGTCACCTTCCTTGCATGACTTCGTAAGATTACCGACACATGCCAGAGTATCATAAGCATTAAAAGCAGCATCCTTAATAAACCAACCGAAACGTCTTTTCGGTTTGATCAGCGTAGGGTCAGAAGCATTTTCAAGGTCAAAAGCATCATACTGTTCATGTACCATGATTCGCCATATCTTATTGCAGGTATAGACATAGCTAGTCACCTGACGGAGCAGAGCATCCACATGATTAAATCTTTGCGATGTATAGATCAGACTGATATGATGGTGACGGCAGGTCAAAAGCGTGTTCAAAAACAGAGGATCTATATTACTCTTGAAACTCCGGGAATTAAGCTGCACCGAAAATTCATCACCCAGCACAATAGTGCAGGTCAAAGTATCATTCTTTTCATCCACAGCACGCATACGATCAGAAACAGCCACAATCTGCGCCATAGATACAAAATCCTCATAGGGAATAGCCAGGGAAACATTAGAGATAATATGTATCTTCTGGGTAACCCACTTTTTACGGTTAAAGTCAAAAATCCGCCTATCATTGTACCGCTTATATAAAGACACAACCTTATGCACTGCAGATAAGGTCTTACCTTTACCAAACAGACCTACATAACAGGAGATCGTACCGGTAGCACATTCATCCCAACGGTGATAGCGGAAATACTTATACAGATCAATCACACCATACCACACGGTACTGATCGGATGCGTTACAATGACACGGACACAGACCGACATGATGCAGGCAAAAACAATAATAAATAATAACAATTCAAGCATACGATCACCGCCCAACCTTTAAGCAGTTAGCAGCTATGGAGCTGATGCTTTCGAGAACCATACAGAACACGATCAGTCCGACCACCACAGCCGGAGTAAATTCATTCGATCCGTTACAGATATAATTAATTATGTTTTCCATTCTTCATAATCTCCTTTGCATAACGACAACTATTAACCAGGTAACACATTTTGCACCGTTGGACATCATCCCCGGCGCGGATCACACGACAACCAATAAGATCATGACAATGGTTATCTTCATTGATGCAGGATCCTTTTAACCTGCAGGTAAAATTAGCGCATGGACTCATTTGTCTAACACATCCTTTCTGCCATCCAGGCTGCGACCAGTCATGTTAGCAACCGCAATTTTTATCCGCTTAATTACCCAAAAAGAGAGCAGCAGAAATATAATAGTGTCCAGTCTGTAATTTATTGCCGAAAAATAAGGCTCAAGATCGTCTGCAGATAAATTCTGTACTTGTACTTGTTCCGTCGCAGGTTCCGAAACAGCGACAGTAAAAGGTATATAATTACCATCACTATCCATAACATAGACATTTGTTCCGGGTTCTCCTGGATCCACGGACTCAGTAGGGGGTTCTTCCGTAACAGATCCGGCATCTTGTACCATATCGGATTCAATACTAACGCTATCGGATAATATAGGATCATCAGTTCCAGGAACATCCAAGGAAGTTCCCTGATCATCATTTTCAACAGTTTCAACAGTCTCGATATTTTCATATTCATTCATTTTAACAACCTTTCTTGATAGATGCCCCGGCATATGGTAGGATAAAGAAAAACACCATACGGAGGGGAAAACAATGAGCGTAAACGATATTATCTTTGCATCTTTAGGGACAGCACTTTTTATAGGATTAATTATATTAATTCTAATCTGGTTGTTTATTTATACTGCAGTAAAGGCAGCCACAAAAAATGCAATAAAAGAAGCTTACAGAGATATTAAACTCATGCCGGAAATAAAACATATTACACCGGAAGAAGAACTAAAAAAAGAAATGGAAGGCTGGAATTAGCGAAAAGTTCTAAAAAGAAGGTATAAAATTATAAAACCAACCAAACCATAAATAATAACATTAGCTAAAGTAAAATGATAACCGTCTATATTAAGATCAATAGAGAGAACACGGATGCAAAAATCAATAACAAGCTTTAATTCTTTCAAAGTGATCACCTACCTATAAACCTACAAACAATAACAGCACCAATAGCAACAGCAATAAGACCAATAAGCCAAGGCGGTAAAAAACCAAACACAGCAGCTACCATGGATGGAAATTGACCCAACATAGTACCAAAATTTTTCAATAGGTCAAAGAAATTCATGGTGGCATTTTCCAAACTGGAATAATCATAATTATTTTTCGGCACAGCATCTAAATCATTTCTTGAATTTCCGCCATTTTCAAGATCAGATAATTCATCATCAGTCAATCCTTTATCTGACTGATTTTCAGAATACATATTATCGAGATCATCAAGCCTGGAACCTGACGAGCCGTCAGAATCAGCAAGATTATTATAAAAATGTGTCCATTTAGAATACTGAATACCGCCATTTTCATCATAGCGAAAATACCTAACATATACCTCATATCCATTAAATAAAGAATAAGGCTGTTTTAGTAACATCTTCAAAGTTTCTAAAGCATCACTATACCCAGTTATTTTATTAAAGAGATTATAAGAGCCACCAATATAATTTCTATCATCAACTGGATACGATGAAAGCAAATTATCCCAGGACGATTTACCCAAAACATCAAACTGAAATCTTCCAACAGAAGAACGATTATCTGAAACAGAAACCCACGTGGAAAGATTATTTTTTAATAAAGTAGAATACTTATATTTCCAAACTAATTTATCACGGTATAAATCAAAATCATTAGTGGTATACCATCTACCTTTCATTTCAAAAAAATAATCACTCTGAGCATTATTAAATTCAAAATAAGAATAATCAGATTCCGTAGGATTACCGTTAGCAGCTTCATGAAGTACTATTACAGGTCTTTCCATATCAGATGAAAGTTCACCTTTTATATAAGGAGCATCAATTCTATCAATACTACCGTCCTGGCTAAAGTAAACATACGAAGGTTCACCGTGGTAAAAATCACCCCACGCACCTAACCCGGCTTGCCTATAACATGGTGTAATTCTTATGTACCGCAGAAACCAATTTTCATCATCAGGCTTTAGACCTGACACATCAATCGTCAACGTTTTATCTGCAGTAGCAAATTCATCCGGGTATGCATCCGCCTGCTTTATCGTGTCCTGCGCTTCCTTATCCGCAAAGTAATAATTTACCCGTACATACTCCTCAACTTCCTGATCCTTAAGATAGCTTCGCTCCGTTGTTCCAGTCCAGCTAGCTGTCATTTTATTGTTTGCCGTGAAACCGGTAAAAGCATAAGCCGTATCTTCAAAGTCTGGGTTATCAATAGACCCACCGTTAATAAGACCAGAAATATCACCAGACTGACAATACGAAAGCATAGAAGATTCAGAATTAAATATCATGAGATCAGACGAAAAAACAGGATCCGTATTTATAGGATGAACATAAAAGGCACAAATATCAGTAGTACTCCAACCCTTATTTTTTTCCTGGTCAATATAATGAATATCAAAATAAGCGGAATCACCTATAAAACCAGCAGGAAAGTTATAAGTAGATTTTTTAGTGCTTACGTACACTTTAACTTTTCCACTACCTGAATCATAATAAAAAAGTCTGAACATGCCAAAAGACGCATTTGTTTCAGTATCATATACAAAAGCATAAAAATTTTTATCAGTCAAATGAAGATAACCAGTAAAACATTCACGATAATTGTTAGAAGAAGTATTTGTATTTGAATACGAATAAGTATAATCCCCTGTAAAAGTTTTAAGAACAAAACTATTTGCTTCCTCCGCATGAACTGGAAGAACATCAATAACAGTCCACATGATCAGGATCGAAATAAATAATACGAAAAGAATTTCAATAATTTTTCTAATCTTTTCTAAAGATTCTGTTTTCATAAAAAACCTCACTTTCTTTTGAGTAAAAAAATACCAGGTAGATTTTCTCTACCTGGTAAAAACCCTACACGAACCTTACTTCGCAGCACCCTTGGCGGATTTGAAGATTCTGAAACCTACAAACACCAGGGATGCAATCAGAAATACGTTAAGCGGGAAAATGGTGAACAATCCACATACGGACTTAACCAGGTTAATCAATTCAGTTACAAGGGAAACATCGATTACCGCTTCCGCAGCAGCTACCATAGGAGTTAACATAAGCCATACCGTCCTTTCCGCATTATCTGTTAGATTGCGACTCTCACAAATATGCAATTTTTATATAATCAGCTAATTAAATACTAGGAGAATGGGGAGACCGGGTCTCCCCTGCACATACAGTGCATTTATAATGAACAATTAATGCCATTACCTTATTTGAATGGTGGAAAATCTCCATCATCTGACTTGACCTTGGAAGCAGGTGCAGCCTTAACAACCTTAACACCGGTTAAAACTGCTTTACCCTGTAATCCCTTGGAATAGAGAAACTCTACCTCATCACCTACATGAATACCAAAATCTTCACGGGCAAATTCCATACCGGTCTGTTTGCCGTAGATCTCCACAGCGCTTTCTGTATCGTATTCAGAAAATGCCTGCTCATAAAAGATGTTCCAGTAAAACACATCTGTTGTGTCTTTTTTTAATGTTTTCTTGATACCAACGATTTTTACAATTTCACTCAT